GTATCAATCTGTGTCCAGCTACCTGTTGTTCCAGCTTCATGTATCTTACCACCACGTGCCGCAATAACTTTGTTATTAAAGTGTGCAGACATTAGTACCTTTTCACTGGCACTAGCATCTTGCGGAACAATGTTACTATTCCACTTTGTATAGCCAGAAATACGTCTGTATCCACCTTTAATGTCTGGCTCAAAGTTTTGCAACTCAAGTGCCATACCCGGTTGCATCTCAAAGGTAGAAAGGTCTAATACCAATCCCCCAGAACAGGCAAAGACAAATGGGCTTAGTCCTGATTCGTCTGCCATGTATCACCTAAAACATTGCTGTGTTAATGCCGTATCTCTGCGAGTGCGGTATATAAGTTGACCTCACATAGTCTACCCTGTTTAACAGGATTGACTGCATATGTTTAATGCCCTCTTCAAATCTTGAAAAGTTAATACCATACTGCTGTGCTTCGCCACGATACTGATAGGCATATGCAGTAGCACCATCTGCAATTACCTGACGAAACTGTTCTGGTATTGTCGGTACATCTGTTGCTGCAGCAAGAGCAGTAGGTCTGTCAAAATATTCAAATTTTAATTCGTATGCTGCGTCTGGATAGGGGTATAAACCGTAGTTATTATCTGGTGTACGAAACACATAGATAGGAACACCACCTACACCTGTAGTACTTTCTTGGTCGATAAATCTATCTACATATTCTTTGTAATCAAGTACTCGTAGCGTTGTACCTGCTACACCAAGAGTATTATCTTTTGATATTCTAAATGTTTCATAATCAACATGCGTAGCTGTAGTTGGTATAGTGTAGCGAGTTGTATTTGCTACCAATGTCACAGTGCTAGTCGCATGTGAAAAAGGCCAACCAAATTCACGTTGATTGACATAATTAACAGCATCGTTTACAGCGTTTTTACATTGTACTTGAAATCCACGTGCGCCTGTTAAGAAGTTAGAAGAGGTTAATTCTACCTCATTCATTCTTGCCAGCACTTCGTTTGTCAAGTCTAAGTAATCGTATGCCATCTGTAAATCCTAAAAGAGTAAGCAGGGGCAACCGAAGCTGCCCCCACTACGTGATTACTTATGCAAGTGTGTCACGGTCTACTTCGTTAGCAGCCGTATCACCTTGGTCGCTGATGTCCATCATCACAGCGTAAGCACGTAGCTTACCTGCTGTAAATGAAGCACCACTACCAGCCAACACAAAATCAATTGTGTCACCTGATGTAGACAGTGCTAGTCCATCAATTGCAACTTGTGGAGCGTAATCGCCATCTGATGCACCGTCAATGTCGAGTGCTGCTGCAAACTCATCAACATCACCACCAGTGAAGCCAAGAGCAGCAGTTGCATCTGTACCTGTGTTCATAGTTGCGGATTCTACAACTTGAAAGCCAGCACCCATAATCAAAGTGTTAGCAGGTACATTAATTGCCTGAATAGTATCACCGGGGGCAATGCTATTTGTAGTCAGGTCAATTGTGACATCTACGTAGTACGGGTTACGTCCACGCTGTGAGTTCCCTGATGCAGGGTGAAGTACTGCAGTAATGTTAGCCATTTTTCAATACTCCCCTTATACCAAGTTAATCTTAGCGTTAACAAGACCTTCAGGACGTAAAATCTTACGACCATACAAGTGCATACCACGAACGATGTCAGCAAAGCTGTCAGGGTCACGATATGTTTCTGTCTTGTTAATCTGCTCTGCGGTGGCTACTGCTGATGAATGTCCAGCAACAATCAGGCCATAGTTGGAAGCGTTAGTACCACCAACGGTATCTGAACCTGTTCCAATTGAAGGCAAGTTGTTTGAAACATACACTTGGAAGCCGTGCAGGTTGTTAATCACGAGACCATTCTGAAGACCAGAACCACCAAAGTCTGAGTTCAGAAGTTTTGAATCTTCGTCCTTCAGTACTTCCATGAATACTGGGTCAACAACGAGCCAACGGCCCTGTGAGTCTACGTTCTGCTGGTCCAGCTTACGGGCCATACGTGCAATAACCATAGTCGGGTTGGCATTGCCTGAACCCGGTACAGATGAAGCACCCGGCAAGCGAGGCTGGATACCAATTGATGAACCTGATGAACCACCGAAGTCATCAGCTTCTAGTTTCATGCTTGACAGCAGTTCGTCAGAACCTGCAGTTGAAACAGCTACAGAACCGTTAACAGTTGTATTAACTGTGTCGGCTGCGCCATGAATTGCAGATTGCTTAAAACCACACAGATAACCAAGAACGTCTTGGTCAAACTGGTCAGCCAAACGATACGCAGCACGGTCACTTGCCAATTGCTGGAAGTTTACGTGGCTGTGTGCCTCTTCAATGTCATCAACCTTAAATGCAAAGTAGTTAGCTTTGTCAATTGTCAGGTTAAAGTCTTCGTCATCAAGGTCTTGCGGTGTGATAGTTGTACCACGTGCATAGTTCTTGACTGTGATTTCGGGTTCTTTGATAATCTTAACGGAATCACCCATTGCAGCAATCTCACCGAAGTAATCATTATTAGTGATTGCTTCAGCAACGGCAGACTTGCGGAAAGCAAGCTGCACCTGTTTGCTGTAAATTACAGGTGAAAAATTACCGTTAGGAAGATTACCATACCCGGCTGCTGATGCAAATGCCATTGTATGTTCTCCTAAAGTTAAGCATTTTCCTACAGATGCAAACTCACCAGACTAATCAGAGGCTAATTCATTTGGGTGTGTATTCTAATAAGGTGGCCGCCCTACTATTCAACAGGCCAAAATCGTCAGGTAATCCGTAAGCTGTGTTTGTTTGCTGTTATGTGTGGACATATTGCGCTATACATCCACACTTGGTTACATATAGTTATACTGAAAAATAACTATTTGTCAACACTTTTTTATCTGGCAGAGCCAGAAATATCATAGACAAACTTTCCTGTACGGATAGCTTCCATAATATTATCTGCGTTCTTTTCATATTCTTGTGGCGACATTGCCTGAACTGCAGATTCTTTTAGATAAGCGGAAGTTTCATCTGTTTGAGGTGTGCTTCTACTGCCTTTAGTGGACACCGCTTCAGCAGCACCTTTAGTTTTTTTAGACTTCTTCTCACTTGTAATTCCTCTATCTGCTTTATATAAGTCAATTGCTCTAGCAGCAGACCGTGCATCGTTATCATTTTCATATAAAGCATCTTGAACCCACTTAGGTTGCTCATCTGCCCAATCATGAAAGTCATCGCTATCACGAATTTCTGAAAAGTCTGGATGTAATCTAATCAACTCCGCTTCTGCTTTTTCCTTTGATGCGGATTGCTGCATTTCGTCAATTGCTTTCATGCGGTCCTCAAGTACGCTTGCTTGCTCTGCCGCTTTCTTCATAGCAATTGTTTCTACAATCTGTGCTACATCAGGATACTCTTTTGCCCATTCTTCTATGTCTTCATCCGACTTGGGAAGTTTCATTTCTTTTTGGGCAGCAGTACTTAGTTGTCTTTTTAATTCATCTATTTCTTTTTTAAGTTCTTCTGCTTGTTTTTGCTGATGCCTACGTAAATCAGAGTAACGCTTTTTAAAAGTACGTTCTTCTGCGTTTGCTGGTTCAGCTTCTTCTTCTTGCGCTGGCTCTTCTACCTCACCCTTTTGTTCTTTGATGAGTTGTTCCAGTTCTTCCTCTTCACGCTTAATTCGTTCTTCCTGCGTGTAAGGTTTATTTGCAAATGCAACTTTTTTTGGTGATTGCATTTCTTCTGCCATAATAGCTTGTTCAGCCATCGTCTTCTCCTTATGGGGCTAACCGTAGCCAGTGTTGGGGGGTTAGGTAGCCATTGATATGTGGTCTTATTTTTTAGGAGTTAGACCACTTTTCTCCATCTGTTTAGCAAGACCACCTTTAGCCATGCCAAATTCACCGCCTATGCCACGACCTGAATAAGACGCTGCAGAGGAAGATTGCCTTCCTTGTCCAGTACTTGAATATGCCTGAGATGCTTGTCTATCAGCTTCGCTATCTCCGCTATCTTGTCTTGCATATGTTGCTGCTCTAGCCGCTGCTTCCGCTTTTCTTTGCTGCTCTATTTGCTGCCCTCTTTTTCTAGCGTCTGAAAGGGACATTCCCGCTGCGTCAAAACCATACTGAGAAGCTACTTTATCCCTAGCTGATTTAGTGGCACGTGCTTCTGCAAATAGTTGACCGTAAGTTTTCTCGCGTTCCGCCTTGCCGTCATTATAAGTTTTTGACAAACCTAGTTCAGCAATATCTTTGCCTAGACCTTCTTCAGTGTTACTTATTTCCGCACGAAGGTCTTCCATAGTTTTACCTTCTAGGGCAGTATTCAAAGCAGTTTGTGTAGCTTTTAATTCACCTGCCAAACTACGTTTTACTTCAGGGGCAAGTTCATGCAAACGCTGTCCGGCAGTGCCTTCTCCCGTTTTAAACGCATCCCGTGTTCCACCGTAGGTATTGTCTAAGCCAGAAAGAAATGCATCCATAGTTACCTTTTGAGAGGTAAGAAACTCCCTACGTGAGTTAACACCTTTAGTTTCTTTAAATTTACCTAAACCTGTTTGTTGAGCAATTCTTGTTCCTACTTCTTTTACTACTGAACCAGTGGGTGGTACTCCAAGTGCCATACCGATAGCCGGGGCTACATCTTTTGCTTGTGCTTTAGCTATTTCGTTTAAGGCTTCTAATAACTCTGCATCTGCTGCACTACCTTCTTTAGCAGCTTTTTGCATAGCACCTCTATCGTAACCGACACCTCTCATGTCAGTTGTAGAGAACTGCCCTTTGTCTCCTGAAATAATAGTATCAACTTGAGGCGCATCATCGCCATCATCTTGAGGCTGTTGTGTTACTTGAGTTGTTTCTGGTGTAGTATCTTCTACTTTTGTTTCCTGTGGACCTGTAGCTAATGTATACCCTGATGGTACAGTAAATGTTGGATGAACCTTACCGTCTTTAAAAGGTACTTGTATTTCTTGACCAGATTCATTTCTATATGTCTTATACTCATCTGGTGGACCTACATCAAATCCTGCACCTGCTTGACCGGGTAACCCAGACACTTGAGTTGTTGAAACAGGCGTTCCTGTAGCCTGTAAAGGTTGCATACCCGTAGGCTGCAAAGGCTGCATAGAGGTAGGTTGAAGAGGTTGCATTGATGGTGGTGTTATAGGCTGGGGTTGAAATCCAGAAAACTGAGATTGTTGAAACCCACTAATGCCGTAGTTTTGCTGTGGTGGCACAAATGTACCTGCTTGTGCTTGAACTATGCCACCCTGTGCAAAATCCTGTACACCATCGTCTTCTACTTCTAGGTCATACATATCAAATGGTAAATTATCTGGCATGGTAGCTTCTTCACTGTTGCCCATTTGACCCATAGCTTCCATCTGAGCCAAACCCATCTTAGCTTCTTGGCGCATACGCATTAAGTTTTCAAGGCCAATGTATCGTACTACGTCAGCAGGAAAAACAAATTCACCCTCACTTAGCTGGGCGGGAATATCATCACGTACTTCTTCTTGCGTAGAGCCTACAGGAACATCGTTACCCGATATAGGGTCAATAGAGCCGCCCTCTTGCATAAGGCCACCGTCATCAAACATGTCCATCTGTTTATCCATTTACTTCATCCCGTAAGTATTTGAGTTTACGCAAAGCGGTTATAGCACCTTGCTGACGATGCATCATTACCGTGTCATCAGATTGTTCTAGCACTTTTTGATGCTGCTCAATAGCCATATCTATGTAACTACTGAATGCTTCCCACTGGCGGTTGTTGCCCACCATCGGCTTGAGTTTGCTGAGTACCTGCTGCTTGTCCACCATTACTACTAAATCCTTGTTCACCCGGAACTGGTACTTGTCCTGTTCCTATTGTTCCACCACCAGCACCTGTTGGGTCTCCTGCATCTGCCCCTGCTGGCGGAGGCATACCACCTTCAGGTTGAGCAGGTGCTTGAAACTGTTTCATCAGTTCTGCTTGAAGTGCTGCTTCACTCATGTTGTTGGTTACTTTGTCGGGGTCAAGGTCCATAGACTTTGCAATCTCGCTGATGACATACTGAAACTTGGCAAACGGAGCAAGAGCAGGATTACTTGCAATCTGCAAGAACTGCATTAGTCTCTGACTGCGTACTTCATTAGCCATTAGACTTTCTGTACCACGTGCCTTAACTTCCAAGTCACCTTTGATACCTGCGTCAAAATCAAACTGCATATTAAAGCGGAAGAAACCCTCACCAAGAGGCCGTAGTAAATAATCATCTACATTCTTAATAACAGTTTTAATATTGCCGCTTGCTGCGTTCATCAGCATTGAAATACCTGATGCCGTTCTACCTACACCCGACACACCTGTTTGTCCGTGTGCAAAGCTAGGAAGACCAGTAGACTCATCAGCAAGCTGACGTGCTTTGTCAAACAGCATAAGATTTTCAGAAGCTACATTAGGAAACTTAGTACCAAAGATTGCTTGACCCGGTGCGCCAGATTGTCTGCGAAATACTTTGCCCGGATAGATAGACATGTCCTGACCCGGCACTAAGTTTGTTTCGTCCACCTCGATAAGCAAGTTTCCTGATAGCACAGCATTGTCCACAGCCATACGCATGAAACCATTCATAAGTGTTTGCGTATCGTCCATGTTTTCAGCGATACCTACACCAAAGAAAGAGTATGGGTTCATTTCAAATGGTGAAGCACAGTAGGGTATCTTAGCTGGCTTAAACGGATTAAGCACCATGCGTATAAGTTTATTGTTACAAATCCACACGTTTGCCTGTAACTCGTCAAAGTCTTTTAGTTCGTCTGGTATTTCTACACCCTGCTCTTCTAGCATTTCGGTGTCAACCATACCCCAATACTCAAGAACTTCAAAGCGGTCAATGCCATGCTCTGGTGCGTAGTCAGATAAATCATCTTCCCAATACTTCTTGATGTAGTTCTCACCCATCTGGATGCACTCATCAATAACTTGACCACGGAAGTATGGACGCTTCTTTAACATACGCATTTGTGAGCGAGACATCTTATGACGCTCGATTACAAATTGTGCCTCATCCATGTTGTTTGAGTCTGGGTCTGGGTAAAAGTTCCAAACAGAAACATGTTCTACTTGCGGTACAGTTTTAAACAACGGGTCGTAGTTACCATCATCATCCCAATTAGGATATTCTTTGTCTTTGGCAAACGGACCTTTCATAATACCTGTGCCAAACAAGGCCATTTCAAAAGCACTGCTACGCAAGTTTTTATTAGCACCTGACTCTTCTAGCTGGTCGTGTATTTTCTTTTGCATCTTTTTAGCAGCAATCATAGCTGGGCTAAATTCAATAGCAGTAGGAGTTTTGCCCGGGCCTTCTTTTAACTTGTCCTGTACACCTTCAAGTTTATTTTCTAATGGGCCAAGTTTTTCTTGCAGTGTCTTAGCTGTAGCACCCGGTGGCAGGTCGTTTCCATCACCTCTAAAACCATAAGGACTAGATAAAGAAGTTTCTGCCTGAAGCTGTTCTGGTTCTTTGGGGTCAAAGTGTACATCAGCTACAACGCCTTCAGGGAGTGTTGTAGGCTCAATAGAAAGAGGAAACTTATTATTAGCAAACAACACATCAACAATTTGACCATATGCAGCAAGCGTCTTAGTCTTGGTAACTTTAATAAATACCCGTGACTTTTCTGCTTCAGTAAATTGTACATCTGGGCCATACAATCCTCTATAGTTTCTATATGCTCTCAGCCAACGCTCTTCGTCTTGATAGCGATAGTCTTCTGCACGTTTGTAACGCTCAATGACAAATGGTATGATATTAGACACGTCAGCATCAAAAGTCACAGAATCGTCTGTATCCTCTAACGCAATAGCGTCATCTTCAATCATGATATCATCTTCATCCATACTTTTTTTCCTTAGTATCCAAAGGTAGCATCTGCAACTTGCATACCGCCACCGGGTCTACCCATCGGGTCATAATCAAATATACTAAACCTTGGTCGTGACATTATACCATACCTTAACGCATCGTACAAGTGGTCTTCTGCTTTCGTGTCCACATCCTCTGGATTCTTTTTATCCAACGGGATGGACGGTAATTGGGCGACAATGTTTGTGCAACTATCAAAGAAAACAAGTCTAGGCTCTTCCGTAAATTCATCTATCTGTAAACGTCTATGTATTTCGTTCTTACCTGCTACACGGCTACCACGGCTGCGGTCTGATGGTCTCCACCTGCAACCTCTGCTTATCATCTGTTCCGCAAGAGACGGTCCAGTATCACCACGCTTATGCCAAAGACTACTATCCAAGACACCATATTTAATATTTCCATCTTCCGCTTCTAACTCCAATACCATATCAGCTAAGTCCGTAGCTAGGACTTTCGACACGTACAATTCCCTGTACACAATGAGTTGCTCAGACGGTGCGACAGCGAACCAAACAACACCGCTGTAAGAACCATACCCGTAATCACATGCTCTGAACTTAACCCAATTGTTAGGAATATTAAAAGGTTCAACAACATGAATATCACGGTTAAACTCTGTGAACGCAGCACCTTCTTTAATATCCCAATCGCCCTCAAGGAGTTGTCTCCTTTGTTGCTCTGGAAGCGACAGGAGCATAGCTTCGTAGTCACCTGCTTCAGAGAGATACGGGTTGTCAGATAGTCTAGCAGGAATGAACCTACGTTTAAATAATGGCTTCCCAGCTTTGCTGTGACCTGCTGGATATCGAAGAACTTCACCCGTTTCACTATCTGTCGCATCATACGCCTTATTATATGGGGCAGGGTCAATAAACATTTTCTTTACCCAGTGATGCCCTCTTCCACCGGGGTTTGTTGTAGCCCTCATAAAGACGGGCAAATCAGGGGCAGTGGACCGTAGACGACTTCGCATGTAATTCCATGCATATGGCGATTGCCACTGGGTCAGTTCGTCAAAGCCTATCCAGCTAAAAGCCAGACCCTGATAACGCAGGACATCTTCATCTCTGTCGAGGTATGACATCCACAACCTCGCACCAGATGGCGCAGTCCACTGCATCTTTCTTTCTGACCACTTAATACCGGGCCAGATTTTTGGATAGAGTTCCTGTGATTTAAATATTAGTTCACGTAACTCTTCCGTAGTATGTCGGAGCAACAGCCCACTAAACTGTGGATGCCCCATGTAACGAAGAGGGTCTGCAAGCATAGCGTAGGATTTACCACCACCTGCTGAACCACCGTAAAGAACTTCACGTTCACTTGCCGCAAGAAAATCTGTCTGTGGGCCGGGGTTAGGTTTAAAGAGTACGTTAGCTGTTTCTTCTACACTCTCAAACTCAACAGCTTCAGATTCAATCTCTTGTATCTCAACCTGCGGCTTTTGAACCTGTTCTTTCTTCTTCGAGGCTTTGCGCTTTGGCGATTGCCTTTTCCGCATACTCTGCCCACTTGCGGAGGCTTTTAGCTTGGTTCTTACGCTGTCGCTCATACTGTAACCGCTTTCTTAATCCTACGTGTGATATGTATCTACCACTATTTGTACTCAGCCAGTTAGCTACCTCACGATAGCTGTATTGCTTTATGTATGTTCTGGCCTTTTCAAGCAAATCCAACTCAGTTGGAATGGGGTCAAGAATGTCGGGGTCTTCTTCATTTTGCTTGTAACCAAATGGTACAGTACGTGCAATGCGTGGTATCTGTACCCATTCGTTTTCTTCTTTAATGTCTGTTGGCTGTGGTAACTTCCACTGCCCTGCTGTACGTGTCATTTTTTCTTTTTGCGGTTGTCTACTATAGTTACTGGGTTTACATAATTTTTTGTCGCTAAACCCCCGGCATACATTTTTTTATCTGAACCTATTGCACCAGACGTATCCAGTTGATGTAAGTGGTCCGCTAAATCATCCTTAGACATAGTTTTACCATCAGAGTATTTTGTTGTTACTCCTGCACTGTTTGCAATTTTCAATAAATTTGCTTTAGACATTTTGTCGTAATAAGTAGCCATTAGTCTTCGTCCTCTACTATTGCTTTAGCTGGCATAAGCATCACACCACCCGCTGCTTCTACCTGCACCTTCTCTGTTTTAATCAAACCTGTGCGGTCTAGCAGTTCTTTAGCCGCTGACATCTTATCACGAATACCAAGTTCAGTTG